CAACGGTCATCCTTCGACAGAAGCTCCGGCTTAAAGACAACCTTCGACATCGACCAGGTGGTCCCCTTCTTCGTAGACGAAGCCCTGCCCGGAGATACCTTCAATCTATCTACTACCGGCTTTGCCCGGTTAGCAACCCCCATCCACCCTATAATGGATAATATGTACCTCGAAACGTTTTACTTCGCGGTACCAAACAGGATACTCTGGGACAACTGGGTTAGGATGATGGGCGAACAAGATACCCCAATCAGCCCGACGGACTTTGAAGTTCCGACAGTCAGTACTGGCCCTACGGGAGTCGGAGTTGGTTCACTAGGGGACCACTTCGGCATCCCGGCACTAGTTCCAGACCTCCAAGTAAACGCGCTATTCAGCCGCGCCTACTTCGAAATCTTCAATACATGGTTCCGAGACCAAAACTTGCAGGCCCCCGTCGTGGTCCCCAAAGACGACGGACCCGACGAAAACACAGCGCTTCAATTCATGTTCAGACGTGGAAAACGTCATGACTACTTCACTTCCTGCTTACCATGGCCCCAAAAAGGGGAATCCGTTGAGATTCCACTAGGCACACAAGCACCTGTCATCGGCATCGGCCGGGAACAACAATCAGAATTCTATCCAACAGAAAATGAGGTAGTTTGGGAGACCGCGGGAACCCAAACCCGCACCTACCCTCAATCCATTGCACTGGGCGGAGAATCCGGCACTCAATGGTTCATAAAAGGCTCAGGAGCAGAAGACGGTCGCCCGGATATATTCGCCGACCTCACCAACGCGACAGCCGTTACTATCAACACAATGCGTCAAGCATTCCAAATACAGAAAATGTACGAACGTGATGCAAGGGGTGGCACACGCTACCCCGAACTAATAAAAGCACACTTCAATGTCACCAACCCTGACTTCCGGATGCAACGTCCGGAGTACCTGGGTGGTGGCAGCACCCCAATCAACATATCACCTATACACTCCACCGCCGACACCCTCGATACTCAGGGACCGGATAACGGCACTGGCCTCGCTACCCTATCGGGGGTCGGCACCGCCGCCTTCCAAGGACACGGCTTTAGCAAGTCCTTCTCGGAGCACTGCGTCATCCTCGGCATGGTCTCCGTACGGGCGGACCTCACCTATCAACGCGCCCTTCATAAAATGTGGCGCCGGCGAGATAAACTCGACTTCTACTGGCCAGCACTGGCCCACATCGGCGAGCAAGCCGTTCTGCAGGAAGAAATTCACGCAATGGACGGCAGCTCCTCTGCGGAAGAAAACGCAAAAGTTTTCGGCTATCAGGAACGCTTCGCCGAATACAGATACAAAAACTCAGAAATCCACGGCCTATTCAGATCGCAGATCGGCCCCTCAACACTCGACGCATGGCACCTTTCACAGGACTTCGACGAGCCCCCCACCCTCGATGCCGAATTCATACAGAGTGAAACACCGCTCGAACGGGCGATCGCGGTCACCGACGAACCGCATTTCATCGCCGATTTCTGGCATAAACTCACCTGCGTCCGCCCCATGCCACTATTTGGCACTCCGGGCGATATAGACCGCTTCTGATGAGCTGGGGAGAAGTAGCGGCAGCCGGTATCGGCGCCGCGACCTCCGTCTTCGGAGGCGGCAAAGCCAATAAAGCCAACAAAAAACTCGCAAGGGAAACAATGGCATTTCAGGAACGAATGTCATCCACCGCGCACCAACGGGAAGTCAAAGACCTGCGCGCAGCAGGTCTCAATCCCATCCTCTCCGCCACTGGCGGACCAGGTGCATCGTCTCCATCCGGGGCCACCCCCCGCATGGAAAACACCGCAAAAGATGTGTCTAGCAACATCTCCAAAACAGCGCAAATAAAAGCAGCGCTCGACAATATAAAGGAAGACACGCACCTAAAACTCGAACAGGGCCATCTGGCCCGCCTCAACACAAAAAAGGTATCCACGGAGGCGATGAACCTCATCGAGCAAGGCACAATCCTACGAAATACCGCAAAAGACCAAGCAATCGACCTCGAAATGAAAAAAATGGACCTCGACGGCTACCGATCAATAAACGAAAAATTCGGGACCGGCTCAGGCACCTCTAAACTCATTCTCGACGCAATCAAACTGATTAAATAAGGAAAATACCATGTCATTTTACTCAAAAACTCACCAACGACGCCGCATCACTGCCAAAACAAGCTCGGTCGGAATGACCGAACAACACCACAAGGAATCATGTGATATTCACGTGATTCTCCGGCAGTCAAAACGCAACGGCGTCATCGAACACGTCAACCAATTCCAGGGCACCTACGGCGACTTCGCAAACGCCCCTGATTTCAAGGCCGCACAAGACCTAATTGCGGCCGGAAAAACGATGTTCGAAACCGTCCCGGCACACATCCGGACGGACATGGAAAACGACCCCTCAAAATTCATCGATTTCATGCAAAATCCCGAAAATCGGGAACAAATACAGGATTACGGCTTAGACGCCTCACATCTTCCTGTAAGCGATTCTATCGCGACCCCTAGCACTGCTATAGAGGAGGCCCCAATCCCTCCCCAATCCCCTCCTACGGCCTCCTAACCCATATCGGGAAATAAACTGGGCACTTTATGTGCCCTTTTTATTAACCGAAACCCAAAAACCGTACCAGCACCCCCTACTTGATGTAACTGGTACAACTGACACCAAAACACCGAAATAACCAAAAAAACGACAATTAAATGACGACAAAACCAAAAATTTCAGCTATGGTGTCACTAAGAAATAAAAACTTAGAAAAAACACAAAAAAATACACAAAAAGGAGCACCAAATGCGACGTAAAAAAATGCAACGCAAAAAGTCAAAAAGACTGTTCAAAAGAACAGTAAATAACGTCAATCCACGCAACGGCTCAAACAACGCAATGCGCGGCGGAATCCGACTCTGAATGCCCTGCTACTATCCTTTGGATGGTTGGCGGGCAAAAGAACCAAACCCGAACGGGAAATACCAGGTGGTATTCAAACCGGAAAACGCCCAAATCGACGATCCTATCACTCTGGCCTGCGGCCAGTGCATTGGTTGCAGATTAGAAAACTCTCGACAATGGGGCATGCGAATCATCCACGAGGCGAGTCTACACCCAACCAACTGCTTCATAACCCTGACTTACGACGACGAACACCTTCCTACCAATCACAGTCTACGCTTGCGAGACTGGCAAACCTTCATGAAAAGACAAAGGAAGGCGATATCCCCCCACAAGATGAGGTACTTCATGTGCGGGGAATACGGAGAAGATCAGGACCCCAACTCACTACAAACTATTGGCCGACCTCACTTCCACGCCATCATATTCAACTACGACTATCCCGACAAACTAAAGGCAACCATTACCCCCACTGGAGATACCTTGTATAACTCTGCGGAACTTGACCGCATCTGGGGTAAAGGTATAACCACCATCGGGGACGTAACCATGGACAGCGCTTGCTATGTAGCGCGCTACTGCATGAAAAAAATCAACGGCGACGAAGCTGAGGACCACTATCAAACCTACGACAGAGCAACCGGAGAAGTCGAACAACTCACTCCAGAATTCACCACTCAATCCAGCAACCCCGGCATCGCCCGGAAATGGTTCGAGAAATATAAAACCGACCTCGACAAAGGTTTTATAACAATGAACGGCATAAAAATGTCACCACCAAAATACTACGACCGCCTATATAACCATCTCGATGAAGAAACATTTATGTTTCTAAAACAGAAACGTCTGGACCAAATAGACCCAGACAATCCTGAGAACACAACCGCAAGGCTGAGAACACGAGAAAATATTAAGCGGCGTAAACTCAAACTACTTCCTAGGAATCAAATATAATGCAAATCGTAAATATGTATGTCATATATGACTCAAAAGCAGAACTCTATAACCGCCCCATGGGCTTCCTTAATCACGCTATTGCTCTGCGCGCTGCTACCGAGCTGCGTGATGACCTCCAAACCGAAGTCGGAAGACACCCACAAGACTTCACTCTGTTTCACATTGGAACATACGACGACAGCACAGCAACATTCACGCCCCTCAAGGCGAACACCGTTGTTGTCCGCTTCCATGAAATACCCCAAGCAATCCCCGAAACAGAGGAACCACTGTTCAAAGAACCAGACACAACCGAAACCGGTATCCATTCAATACTAGCAAAAACAGGTGAATAATCATGGGCGCATCAAAAAGCCAGAAACGATTCAAACAGACTGGCGGGCACTCCTTCTCGCAAGTCCCCACGGCCGACATTCAACGGTCATCCTTCGACAGAAGCTCCGGCTTAAAGACAACCTTCGACATCGACCAGGTGGTCCCCTTCTTCGTAGA